AATTGGCCACGGTAATATCGTCTGTAAAATCATCATCAAGTTCTAATATCATTTTCCACACTCCTTATCGGCTTGACGCTTGGCGATTTCGCGCTGGATATACCAGATTGCTTTGTTTAAATCCTCAACGGCGTCTTTTTTTAAATCACAACGCCAAATATACTTTAATGCATTACCTAAATTAAATCCCATGTGCTCAGTAATCTGAATGCACTCAATGCCGGAGGGGTGATCTGTGTAGTGCTTAGGATGGTTGACCGGGTCGTGCATGTCGCAGCTCCTTTAGTTCTTTTTCCATAACTCGAGCCTCTTCTGAAGAGTCACAAACCCAAATACCCAATATATCTTTGTACATGCTGGTATCAATGTCTTCTACCCCAGAAATGGTTTCCATAACGTAATGGCCTTTGAGGCGATGTTCAACAATAAAAGTGCTCATAGTTGTAACTCCTTTTTAATAAACTCAATACCTTTTATAAAATGGTAACGCCAATACTTCTCTGTGACCCCAACATCTACATAATTTAAACCGTCTAAAAATGCTTCAAGTACAAACTGCTGTTTTTGTGGCATCCTTTCAGCAATCAATCTTTTAATGTCAATAACATCTTCTGTGTCCCAAGGGAGCCAGCCCTCCACAACTTGTGAGGATATTGTTTCCATGTCATCTTGTTCAATGGGGTCAATGTCCTCATCTGATAATCGGGGCGCGACAGCGCATACTTTGTACTTTGTTTTTGTTTTTAGCTTCATGCTTATAATAATGCAAAATTTAGGGACTCTAGCAAGGCTTCTTGTAAATTTATTTTGCCTTCCAGTACTTTGACTACTTGTTCGTCAATGCTTTTGGCCACAGTTAGATGGTGTATGATAACCGGCTTCTCTTGCCCTTGGCGGTAAATCCGTGCGTTGGCCTGGATGTAGTTCTCAGAACTCCACGGGAGGTCAAACCACACCGTTTGGGCAGTGTCACCAACGTTGCACTGAAGATTGATCCCGATTCCGCCTGACTGGGGATGGGCAAGGAGCATACGAATCTCGCCGCGACGCCACGCTTGGATGTTGTCATCGTCCAAGACCACAGCCTGCGGGAATTGAAGTCGTAGTCTTTGGAGTGAATGTTTGAAATGGTAGAAGACCAGTGTGGGAGACGAAGATTCTTCCATGATCGACTCAAGATATTCCAATTTGCTACGGTGTATTTCTTTCGTTTCTCCATCCGCTGTGTAAACAGCACCCGAGGTGAACTGCAGGAGCTTGTTCGCCAGTGTTGCTGCTGTTGGAGCTGTGATCTTTTCCCGCCCGATCTCAGTGACCATATCTTTTCTAAGTTGTTCATATTGGTTCCTTGCTTGTTTGTCTATTTCAATTTTGTGATAAAGCGACGTACAGCTAGGTAGCTGCAAATAATCTTCAGCTTTAAGCGAAAAGCAAATATCTGAAATTTTGTCGTTAATAATCTGATCCGCATTAGGTTGTAGCTTCCATGAATAAATTACCCTTGTGTGCCTGTTCATTTGGTCGGGTTGCATGTATTTGTCCCTAAAGCGGGTAAGGCTAGTCTCCAAACGTTGCCCTAAGTCCAATATACCCACCTGTGACCAGAGATCGGCCATGCCCTGAGGGGTGGGTGTGCCCGTCAGAATTAAACGCCGTGAGAACCCCTTTAAATGCTTTTTAAGAGCCTTAAAACGTTTAGTGCTAGGATCCTTAAATCTGGATGACTCATCTATTACTAAGTTAGTGAACACTAACTTAGGCTGAACGTCACAAAGCCAAGCTACATTCTCTAGGTTAATCAAATACACGTCTGCCTGTGAATTCAGTGCCTCCAACCTCTGGGACGGAGTCCCCATCATCTTCGCGACTTTCAAGTGCGCGAGATGGCTCCACTTTTCTATTTCTGTGTGCCACACTGTTTCCGCTACCCGCTTGGGCGCTATGATCAGGGTCTTCCCCGTAAACTGCTCCGCGATGATGGTTAGTGTCGTAATTGTCTTGCCAAGTCCCGGGGGCAAGAAGAGGCCTAAGTTCAGCATAGATTTCGCTTTGTTGATTAATTCCTGCTGATATGGGTGAAGCTGATTTCTGCTTAGCATTATCTTCAAGTGCCCTTACTAATATTTTTAATAGCGGAAGTGCTTGTTCATCAGAGCATTCACCTAGCGCACAATTTACAAACCAAATAACAATCCGAATGTTGTCTGGAGTATAGCCTTTATCGCTGTCTATCCTATCAATAGATGGTCCTAAAGGATTGTGATTCATAGTTGGATGTGGTGAAAAATCAAACGGTATTCCTGTGACTGAACAAGTGCCGCGTTCTAATGCTGGCATTACATCATTTTTGGTAATAGTAAATACTTTATTGCGGTTCTTTGCTCCATTTTTTGCGTTAGTTATCATTCTTTTAACTCGGCCAGTGGGCACTAAATTAGAGTCATTAGAACGTTTTTTGTTTATAGACTCTAATTTAAAAAACCGCATTGGTGTATACCACATTTCTGCATACATTCCATCTTTTTTTAGATTACCATATCCCCAAAACATAGTGCGTCCTTTGTTTTTTGGATCTACCAATCTAATATCACCATATTTAAATGGTTTGCCAGTTTCAGGATTTAATCGTTTCACGAATAAATTCCTCTATGTCATCGTAGCTACGTAAAATATGAACGGGAAAACCTTGTTCGCCAATTTGATCAAAAACCAGTTCTTGTCTCGGACTCAGTTTTCCCGTCTCCGTCTTCAGCTCTACGAACAATACTTTTGAGTTCAGGAATACTATTCGATCCGGCACTCCCGACACTGTGCTGATCCACTTGAACGTCAGTCCCCCCGACTCCACTACCCTTTTTACTAGGTATTTTTCTACTTGTTTTTCGAGCATACTTTTCCTTTTCGTGCATGCAGATTTTAAATATCTGACCGGCTAAGTGGCCCGAAAGATATGCACGTGTTTCATTTACAAAATTATCTTCCTCACCTATATGTTCAGCCAGGTGATCTACTGCATGATTAACTTCATGAGCGATAGTATCAACCAGCTCACTAAGGTTATCGTTAACGAGAGACATATCAAATACAAGAATGATGATTGCGTCTTTTCCATCGCCGATAAGATGCGTTTCAGCGATTCCACAATCCAGCGCATTGGCTTTAAGCGTAACATCGTGGTCCTTTAAAATTTGTTGAAATACTTTGTCATCAAAACACAACTTCACAATATCAGGAAAGAACCCAACGTTGAGCTTGTAGTAGTTGTAGTTCTTTTTTTTCTTGACCATTAGTGTCTCGTATCTTTTGGCTTATTGAGTTTTTCTACAATCTCTTGCTGCTCTTCTTCAGATAGCTCTTCAAGGGCCATAGCGTCTGCCAGTATTTCGCCAGTCTCTACCATCTGTACAATGCCGCGCATTAGGGCGTTAAGTTCTTCTTGGGTAAATGAACCATCAGCTAACAATTCATCAGCCCAGCCCTCTTCAAACTCTACTGTTTTCTTTTTCTTAATCATTTCTTTTCTTCCTTATAGTAAGACACGCCAGAGTTTGCATGAATAAGAATGGACTCATAGTGTCGTGGTAATTCTTTTAACATAATGTTTGTTGGGTACTGCTTGTCTTGTATGTCTAATGAAAAGTAAACCTTTGATACATTAAAATCTTTGACTGCATTGTGCACAACTTGGTGGTGCGGGTGCCCATACTCACCTTCTTCATTGTGCGTCAGTATAAAGTCGTACTTGATTGCCTCATTGCGAATGGCACGTATGGCTTCATCTGCGCACCATGTCTTTAAACTCAATGATCCTAAGTCACGGCCATGATCTTTAAATCCTAAAAACTTTGTCTTGATGCCACGCCTGCACCAATATCTTGCCATCTCACGGGCGCGTTTGTTCCACCAGTGATGTGTCAAATAAACAATGCTCCACTCATATTCAGGATGCGCGTCCATATACGCACTGGCAAAGATCACGCAATCATCCGGGTGGGCAACGGCAACAAGGGCTTTCACTATGCGTTCCTATGGTATGCGTCATGGGGGTTGTTAAGCATTGCTTTAATAAGTTCTTCTATATTAAAGAAATATTGAATAACTTTTAAACCATCTGCTTGGTAAATGGTAAAGCTCATTTCTTTAATGCTTTCAAAATTTCTTTTAGTAGTCTAAGAACTTCATCCTCGTATGCTGTCATTTTTGTTCTACCTTTCTGTAATAGTTTAATCACCTAACAACATCTTAATGTCAATGCCGCGTTCCTCAAGCGCCTTGCGGATTTTTTCAATGCCAGATCGTTCTGCATCCAAAACTGCTTTGCGGTCAATGTTCAACGCCGCGGCCACTTCGTCCTGGCTCATGTATAAATATTCTTTAGTTAGTTGCATTTTTTATTGATTCCTCAATTTGTTTAACTACCTTATCAGCCAATGGGTTTGGTTTAAAGATTGCGTCCCAGTTAGCCTCAAACTGTTCTTTGGGTATAGTGAGTGGGCGTTGCTGGTCGCCCTTACCGCCGTCTCTCGTTTTCATCCGCAAGTCCTTATCCAAATGCCCCCAGACTTTTGCATCACGCAGCCGTCAACCATTTGATTCTGCTCATATGGTTCTTTGGGGCATTCTTTTGTAATGGGGAAGTTCATTGACAGAGCAAAGGCTACAAACAATACAAATATCGCAATGTTCTTAATCATTTTGTTTTCTTCCTTCCATCAATCTCAAGCAAATAATCTTCTAATCGCTTGATACGTTTATTTTCAAAGTCTACCTGCGCTGTGTAGTACTCGGTGTGCGTTTTTGCTGCTAAGAATGCTTTACGTGACTCTTCTAATTCTTTACGTGCCATGTCAGTAGAATCAGGTGCACCCAAGTATTTGTTGTATATGTTCTTAATGAATTTCATTAGTGATCCATTCCATGATATTTTTCAAGCAGTTTATCGGCTAATTCAAGGGCGCGATCAGTTGCTATATCGTCCCATGTCTTATCTTTAATCTCAAACTTCCAATCACCCGCGCACATTCCTTGCAAGATCTGTGTGGCCACGCGTAAACGTATTGGGTTATTCATCATTTTTTGGTTCCTTGTAATTCATTGCAAAGTCGGCGTATTGCCACATCTGTTCTGCTGTTGACGTCGGTGATTCGCCGCGAGCAACAAGCCCCATTAAAGCGAATGCTGCAAACATCATGCGCTCGTCTTCTCTTTCCATCATTTAAAATACTCCTTCGTCAAATGTTTCAATGCTGTCTATGTATTTCTGCGCTTTAGCATTGAGTTTAACGCCCATGTATACCTGTGAGCGCTCGCCGTTAATTTGCAGTTGATAAGATGTTACGTATTTCTCTTGCGTGGCTGCTAAGAATCTACGTTTAAATGCCTGTTCTGTTCCTGGGCTCATTGACTTCTTAAGCGCCCAATGTTTCCAACAAGCAAACACATCTTCTTTACGCGCCCAACTCTTAGGATCAAACTCCAGCGCATCATTAGCAAATGGTTTAATTGGATTACCTAACTCTTCCATCAAATCTAAATACTCTTTACCCGAAGTTGGTTGTAAGAAATGGCCGCCGCGTACTAGTCTACGCTTTAATCCTTCCATTGCCCAGTTAAAAATGCCGCTGAGTTCTTGGTCTAACTTGTGAGATAGATCGGTGTCCTCATTGTCAAAGAATGATTTTGTCATCTTAAACACAATCATGCGGCCGGTTAAAGCGTTAGAATTTTCAGTTAACTGCAGCACCTCGTTTGAATAGATAACTATTCGCGTTGGGAGGTAGCCGTTCCAGCTTTCTTTGTTTTTTCTGTTGACAGTAATAGTATCTCCACCAACAATACGCAAAAGCTGAGACACAACAGCGCTACGGTTACGTTCAGGCGCCCGAGCATCAGTGAAAGAAGCGAGCAGCTTGCCAAGCCAAGGTTGAAGACCGAATGTATCACAAAGCTCTCCTAGTTCCGGTGCCACGGTATTGTGCTGCCCAAGCAGCGATACTAGCACCTTATTAATAGTTCCCTTGCCTGAGCGGCGTGGTCCAATCAGGTTAAAGAATTTCTGCTGACGTGTGTCGCCGGAGATGATGTAACCCATCATTTCCTGTAATGCTTCGACTGATTCTCGATCATCAGGCCAGATGTCATGTAAGAACTTTATCCAAGTTGGGCACTGAGCCGCTGGGTTATATGCAAACGGCAAACTGTTTTGTGTAAAAAAGCCTTGTGAGTGTGGTAACAAGATAGAATCCTCCAAATGAAATATACCGTTCATCAAACTGATTAGTTTAGAAGCAGCTGGTTTAGCGGCAGCATAGTCTTCTAACCAAATCGGTGGCTTGGTGTTCGGGTGGTTGGCTAAGTGAATAATAGATTGAATTGCGTCGATCGCGGCACTTACGCTCGCAGGTGATGGGTTAAACGGAGCTAGTGATCCCTGCTTAGCTGGCTTTTTGCACTTGTCTAAGAATGCATATACCTTTGAGCGAATGGTTGCATCTTCTATTATTTCGTAGTGTGTACCTACATAAATGTAAAACTCATCACCATAATGCACAAGCGAGTAACCTTCCTCACTAGTGTAGTAACTATCTAAAAAAGTACGCGCGTGGTTCATTGCTCCTGAGTCGAGCACAATCTCGCCTCTAGCTAACGCATCTTCACGCACCTTAGCATTGGCCATGAAGATCAATGAGCGCAGTGTGGCACCCGATCCTTTAAACGTTCTCCACTTAGTGTCACATGAGTAGTCACCTGTGGTGGTGTATTCAGCGCTCTGTGCGCTCCATCTATCCCAGCACTCCAATGCTTCTACATCACCACTAAACTGGTGGTGCAGGATCTGGCCAATCTTAAGCCAATCGTTGTAGTGGCAGTCAGGATCAAGTCTTGAGAGCAGCTCAGTCTCTACGCGATTGATGTCCCATCCTTCTAGCGGCGCTGTGTAGTCTGCAAACGCATCACCGGTGCGACGCATAGTACGCTCAGGAATGATTGCGGTGAAGTCTTGGGGTGCGTCCGGGACACTACCTGACAAGTGATGACCAGTCACTGTAAAGTAGCGTCCCGTCGCGTAAGCCTCAAAACCGATTGAATGATCTGCATGGGAGGCAAAGTCTTCAGAGCGGGTAAATATCTTTACACCGGTGCCTGAGGGTGACACTTCCATGTAACCTTGAATTGAGTTGGCTAAATGCTGCATTGCAGCATTTGTGAAACCGATGTGAGGGTCATAGCAGTCATCTAGGTCGATGCCTACTAGGTTGTCTTCTTGTGTAAACACAAAGCCAATCCCGGCAAACTTATCGGGGTTGGATTGATACGCATCTTGGACACTGAGAAAATCAGTCCAGTGCTCGGGGTTTGTCGATGAGGCAGCTAGGCCATTGGTGCGTGCTGGCACTTTTGCCCAGGTGGTGTGCTCTCCCTCTCCCTTTTCTAGGAGGCGCCATAGAACCCAGCGTGGGGTTTTCTTGAGCTCAATTGGGATGTTATCAAATTGAACTGGTAAGCAGGTTGGTCTTGTGGTCATTTTTTTCCTTTCGTATTACCTACAATAATGCAAATCTAGGGGCTTCCATATTTCACATTATGAAATAGTGCAAGGGTTACTAGGGTTGCAAGGCTTATTTAGTCATTCCTGTATGCTTACGCTTTTTATTTAAAATATTTAAAAAATAATAAAAACGTAGTGCAACCCTAGTAACCCTAGGACTTGCACCACTTTGGTGCATAATATGGGTCATTTTAGCACTTCGTAGTCTTTGTTTTTAATAAAATTGTAAGACCACTTCCTAAACTCTTCTCGGTTCTTGCTAGTTTGCTCATCTTTTGGATCCCACACTGCGTCAATGATATGTTCCCCTTGTGAGTCATGGAATTCAATCCGTAGCATATTGCCGTCTTTGTCATATACATCTACCGGTATAGCTCTTTTCATTTATCTTCCTCCTTGATTATAAAAAAGGTATCTTTTACTACGGGCGCGACTTCGTCCCAGTTATCCGAGTGGCCATAATCCCCACGAATAGAGCTCATGCGCTCATCCTTTCTAAATTCTGGTTCGACTGACCACCATGTTAGGCTAGCATCTTTATACTCCAGCCAATCATCGTTTGCTTGAAATACCGGATGGTTCATTCCGGCAATGTCGACTGTGCATACAACATCAGAAAGCCGTATCCACTCTCTTTTGGTAAATCCTTTGGTTCTCACTAGGCCAACACGATTACGCGCCTCTATGAACCGTTTATAGGCTTTTAACTGTGCTTCCGTTGCCGAATTAGGCCATAAGGCCTGTTTTTCAATTTTCATTCTTCTGACTCCTCTTGTAGGTTCTCGTTATTTAGGTTATCTAGTGAGATTGGCTCGCGGCTAATATAGCCTTTGAGTTGATGAATGCGTGTTGCCGTTGTGCCAACGATCGTTGCTAATTCGACAACAGTCGGTTTACGCCCGAGCACCTGTGATAATGCCTGCTCGTTGTAATTCATGCGTTTTAGCTCTTCCATCACATTGATGGGTAGGCGAATGATATTGGAGGTATTGTCTAGCTCTCTTCTAACGCCACGTTCAATGAATGGGCGCGCGTATCCCGCAAACGGTACATTCTTATGGGGTTTCCATCGCTTGGCCGCAACAAGCAGCATCTCGTTGCCAATGGCCAGTATGTCTTCTAATGGCATTTTGCCATGTTGCCATGCCGTCATCTTTGTAACTACATGGGGTACAAATCGTAAATTGTGGGTAACTAGTTTTTCTAGGGCATCATCGTCACCTTGGCCAATCAGCGCGGCCAGTCGGTGCTCTTCTTCGACTGATAAAGTCGGTATCCCGTATAGTGATTGAAGGTAGTCTGTCTTAATATCATTTTCGCTCACAAAAGTGCCTTGGGTAGTTGTAGTGATGCTATTATATACCTATTTGCTTTAGGGCTCTTTGGAAGAACCTCTAAGCGCGTTCCAGCAGTAAGGTAGGGGGTTGCCTCAAGTCGTGATACAAACTTGCGACAAGCCCCTCCAAACTCGTCTATCAGGATATACCTGTACTGACTCACTATTTTTTATCGCGGTGAATGAATCTTTGCGTGCGCATAAATATTTCAAATAGCTCCGGGATTAACATTAATACTATGCCGCATAATAAAGCAAGAATACCATTTAATGTGACTGCTTGAGAAAATCCAAAGATAGCTAAAAAGCATATAAAACCCCCAATGATCTTCATAATGCTTTTACCACTACGGCATCAATGGCCTTTACTTGGGTTACTTGGCGGACAATCTCTGCATCGCACAATTCACGCACAAGCAAAGGATTGATGGTAGAGCGGTCATAGTGTTGCACCTCAGCAAAGTACTCCATGCCTTCATACTTACCAACACCTTGGGCAATGAGCGCTTGCTTGATCTTACGCGCTTGTGCCTCTAGCTCTTTAATCTGCTTGTCTAAGCGGCCGAGCTCGTCCACTGGGTTTGTTGATGATTGAAAAAAGTCGTTTACTGCTTTGAGTGTAATTTCTTCTAACATGGTCTATTCTCCTAATTGAATGGTCAAATCCACTGGGGTTACTTCATAAAAATTGTTTTCTACTATCCACTCCAGCATCTCTTGGATACTAGCAAACTTAATTGTATGCTTCATTTTATTATCCTTGTATTGTCATTGGAATATAGCCGTCACCATTGTCTTTACCATCATGGTGATCATGTACATAATCTTTAGCCATCCAAGTAATGCCTTGCAGGTCTTTGATTACATCCATTTTAGTAATCCAGTCGGATACAACAAACCCATCCGCCCATTTAACTTCGGTTGTGTCCGTTGCCATGTTGTAGTAAATTGTGCCTACTCTCATTCTATTACCTCCACTATTCTGTAATTGTCAAAATCGCCGGCATCTTCCATATAACCTAATTGGCATGCATGCTCGCACTCTTCCATCTCTTCTATTAACGCCTGCTCTGCTTCTGCTTCTGTACGGAAGCGCATTGGTTTACCACCTTCCCACCAAATCTCTTGGCCATCTGCTTTAATTGCAAACATTTTTAATCTCCTCTGCCATCTCTTTAAGAATTCGCGCGGCCTCCATCAACGTGGCCTCATCCTCTTTTGCACAATACCTTGATAGCTCAAAAAGCTCGTCTGCCAGTTTATCTAATTTCATTGTCTAATCTCCTCAATTGAAATAATTCTATATTTTTCGTCGGGGTGCTCTTCATCTTGCATAAACTTAGTAGCTAATAAACTATCCCAAACACCAAACCCTTTTTGATGGTGCATCTTTACCATGTCATTATCGGTATTCAAAATCATAATGTTGTAATGTCGCATTATATTGCCTCCTTAGCTCGTATAACGTTAGTCTCTGCAATCGGCACAAATACATAACCGCCGCGCCCATGGTCACCTACTGCATATTTATAATTATCCCAATCTAAACTCATGGCCAAGCGCATTGCAACGGACTCATGCGCTTGTGAAGTACTAAGGCCATAATCTAGGGCATCGGTAATGGATATATCTCGGTGCGACACTGTGGCCTTAATACGCGCGCCATGGCTATTTGTTGGTGATAGGTATTTAGTAGTGATTACATACATGATCTAATATCCTTCGTTTTCGTGTAACCATGCGGCAATGACTTCGTCAATGTCATCTGTATCGCGGTCAATAATGCCGGCCTCAATAATGCGCTTGGTAATGTTGCATACATGCCACCGGCTCTCAGCACGTGGCGAGTTTTCTATAATATCGCCTACTTGCCACGCTACTTCTGTGGCTATCTCTAAGTGCATATAATTCCCCTTGGTATTGGCCTCTTCTTTTTCTTGAATCTGCCGCAATTCATAGCCGGCGTTAAATTCATCAGATCCGGCGCCGCCGTATGTCATTGTGGATCCATCTGCTAGTGATATACATTGTGTCTTCATGATTAGCTATTCCATAAGTTAAGTACTTCGTTTTCTTTTTGCTTGGCCTCTTGGTCGCGAATGCGCTTGTAATACTTTCGCACTAGCTTATTAGCCTCTTTAATTTCCTTGTGCATGGCATCTATTCCATCCCATCTATCATCGTCTAGGTATGTTTCAATAGATTCTGTAAGCCGCGCCAATAGGTCGACTGTGTAAGATATTTCTAATTGATCCATGGTAGGTTTTAAACTAACTTTGCGGAATGTCATTATTTTGCCCCTTGTAAGAATTTAACGCATAAGAATGATGTAATAACCGGCAGTGCAATAAGTGATAAATAAATCATGATTAAGCCTCCAATTCTTTATAAATTAATTTAACTAAAGTTTGAATTTCTGCAAACATCGTATCGCATTCGTAATTAGGTTGGCCGGCAATGGCCTCTTCTACTGAGGCCTCTACTAAATTAGAATATTGGTAATTAAGATCCGATACCATGTTTTTAATTTTCTCTGCATTCATAATTAAGCCTCCAACATTAGATCAGCCCATTCGAGGCCGGATTGTTTAACTACGTATTGATAACTGCCCTTGGTGCCCTTTTGTACATCATCGCGACTCGGTATCACGTTGCCGTAATAATCGCGGCATTGGTCGCGGCCGAGCATGCAATGCCCATGGGTTATGGCGTCCATCATGGCGCGGCCATAACTGCCTTGCATTGACCATGCTGTGCCGCTATTAATAGCACGTTGAAGGGCAAAATAATGGTCTTCGGCGCGCTCATCATCGTACGCGCTTTCAATTGCATCTATGTCGTTAAGTGTTAGCATCTTGCATTCTCCTTAGTTTAGATATAACGGGTATTAAATCCCAGCATAATTCGTCACTGGTATTGTGTAATGAGTCGCGGCGAGCGGCATCTAGAATTGATATAGCTAGAGCGAGCTCGTTAAATGTTAACTTACGCGCTTTTTCACAAGCGGCCGCGTATTCTGCATCCTTCTTGGCCTTCTTAGCGGCGGCTTGCTCCGGTGTTGGAATAGCATCTAGTGCTCTATATGCTTCCTGATCCGCGCATTTATTGGTGTATACGTATTCGCCACAAGGCAAACCCTTGGCGCCGTTAATCTCGTTATTGCGTTGAGATTGTGCGAGTATTGATTGAATTGATCTCATGATTTTCTACCCTTTAAAATGTTAATGACACGCTCGGCGGCAATATGGTTATGGCCGCCTATATGCCAATCGGTAACGCTCCAATATGGTTTATCTTCCTTCCAGTCGTAAATTGTGGCGACTTCGCCGTCATTAAATTGAATTGTCCATTCGGCCTGTACTTTGTCAAAATCGCCGGTCAATGGTTTGCCGAATGCTTCTAATATTTCGCTATACGGTAGGTCGATTGTGTCAATTAAATGCGTGCCATTGGTGTTGATTAGGTCATCTTGATTGTGAGTTATGTATTGCATGGTCATTGCTCCTTTTAAATTAAACTGCATCGAATAAGGCCAGTATAACGGCCGAAAATAATCCTACCATTAGGATATACCCTAATACGTTGACGATATAAGACCATAATAATTTGATCATAATTTAATCCCCTATCTTAATAAAATGTAGATGGCCTGTACTCTTAGCCCAATCCATATAGGCCGCTAAACGTGTCTCTACTTTGCCGCCGGTTACCCTGGCGAATTGCTTCGCCGCTCTCATGGTGTCGAAGACCTTGGAATAATCTTGGCCATGGTGCCGGTAAAATACAATAAATGGCGCGCTCATTTTGTGGTCTCCCATTGGCGGGTATATTGATCCCAATAAACCCGCCATTCTTGCAATGTTGCGCTCGGGTTATCTCGCGCAAATACGGCGGCGGCCGCACGATTAGTAAACCAGAAAATACGATTATTTAAATATGCTTTAATCATGGTTTAACCCCATTGTCTACTTGATCAATCTCGCATATTAAGCAAGTGTAATCGTCGCGCGGATCACAAGATCGGCAATTAATACGTGGATTTAATACATTGCCCTTTTCTGACCATTTATTTAATAATTCATCGCGATAAATTAGCCATTCGCCGCGTGTCATTTTGTCTATATTTGTGCTCATGGTTTAACCTTTTAAATAGATTGAATTGAAATAAAACGGCCTTTTAACGTGCCATGGGCAATTATTACCGGATCAGCGCGGCGAGAATTCAAGCCGCCATCACAAGCGCCGCACTCGCCGCACAATTTGCGGCGGCTTCCTTCGGCCGAAGCGGGGCAAATAAACTCGCCGGCCTCGGCGGCCTCATTGGCGGCGCGTACCCTGAAAGTACGATATCCGGCGGCCTTAGCGGCGGCGCGCTCGGCGGCATTATCGGCGCTCGCCATGCATAACGCCATAATATCGGCGCCGGCCTTGCCGCTTTGCCATTGGTGACTGTATCCGGTATGCCCTTGAGCATTGGCCAATAATGAGCGCCAAATGTTGGCCGGTACGGCGGCCGGATCGCCATAAGTACCTAAGCGCACCATACGGCCGGCGGCGGCAGATTGTGCGGCCATTAAATCGGCCGGATAATTGCCCTTCACAATGGCGGCCGCGACGGCGCGCGCACCTTGGCCGAGATTGACATAGCAAGCGCCGCCGGTACCCGTCCTATGCTTACAATCGCCGCAAATACTTACATCGGCCAATGATCGCGCGTTATCTACTGGCGAGCGGCCGTTATCCACTAGAATATAGGTTTGCACCATATTGCCGGTTTTACTATTAGTACTATTAGTAAGCGCCACTACTACAATCGGCGCGCCATCTAATTGTGAAGCGCCGCGGTAAATGATATATCCACTAGGTTTTTTAGATGTCATGATATTAGGCCTTTAATTATTTAATAGATTGTGCAAGGGTTTGCAATTCGGAAAGTATTTGCGCGTATTGATCGCAATCAATATTTAAACCCCAAATGGTGTTTAAATTGTCGCAATCATAAGCGGCCATAATGCCGGCCTGAGTGAATTCCGCCGCGCCGGCCGGTATTGCATAATCAAGGCCGCGATCAATATCGATAAAAACGATATCGCCATTTGGCATTTTAATGGCCGCTATTCTTTGGCCTTTATCGCTATATTGCCGGCCGGTATTGAATTTAATTGTTTGCATTGTGATAAATCCTCCAATAAATTAAAAATAAATGTACAACAGTCTCAATATTACTATGGTTTTCCGACTGTCAATCTAGGGAAAACCCTAGGTTTGCAAACTAAAAACCCTAATAGGGTAAACCCTAATACGGGAGCGCGTTCGCTTTACATTCTGTCATTGTCGCGCCGCACCTACCCCCCATCGCTCGCGTGCGCGTCATGTTGCATCGCCGCATCGCCGCGCCGTCCTATGTGAGTGAGTGCTCACTAACTTACGTGGCCGCGACCAATGTGAGTGAGTGCTTACTAACCTATGAGCCGCGCCTACCTATGTGAGTGAGTACTCACTAACCTATATGGCCGCCTAGGCAGCGTTTCACATTGTGAGATGCATTCCCACCATGTGCAATAGGGGGCTTTTTCTATTAGGGTATACACCTATTTGGGTCCCGCGGCGAGGGGGCGGGGCGGGGGCCCCACAAACCGCAAGCTCGCAAAAATCCCCGGTTTTGTAAAAAGTCGACTTCCTAAAATTTTTTTTTAAAAAATTGCTATATAAATCAATACCTTGCACCGTGTCCTTTACTCCTGCGGGGTGGTACCCTATATAAATCAATGACTTACAGAGGAAGTGCTAGGGTTACTAGGGTTGCATACCCTTTTTACTCTTTTTAAATAAATTTTAAAAAAATATATTTATATCTGGTAATGGTTAAATAAGCCTTGCAACCCTAGGAACCCTAGGACCAAACCTTGTTTTTGTGCAACTAGGACGGGTTTGCTGGTATTTGTGCATTATTGTTTGTATGAACAAATATGTTTACCAAATTCAGGGCGCACTGGAAAGTGTCATGGGAAAGTTCCTAGGCTTTCGAGTTCTGGTATGCAATGTGGACTTCTTGGACATGGTCGATGTGCCTGTAGAGATACTGGACTATGAGACAACCAAGTATTTGCAATTTCGTTTAAGCATTACTTCAGAGGCGTTGGACATCCAGCGCTTGCCCGCTGAAATACAAAATAGGATTAGAGCGCCGTTAGGGCGTTGGCTGGACCGTTGGGTCCTAGAGAACTTTTATGGCAATACTAGCAACAGAAAAAGTGTTAACCCTTGACTGGTGGAAACCGGCTAGCAAATTAGTGATAGGGGACTATGTGTTTGATAAGGACGGTAAGATTGTCCAGGTCAAGCTCGTTCAGCAATATCATTCCGAGCAATGTGTGCGGGTGTCCTTTAACGACCATCTGTCTGTAGCTGGGGACACCAAGCTCAACTTTATGGTAGAAGACCTTAAGTACCGCAATCGGCTGCATGAGTACGTTGGCCGCTTTAGATTCAAACGCCCACTAAAGCAAAAGTCTGCTGATGACATGGCAACCACCCCACTTAGGGACAAGCGATCTCGCCTTGTCTATTCGGTGCCAACCACGCGCCCATTAGAACTACCCCACCAAACCCTACCTGTGCCGCCATTCATCTTTGGCTTCTGGTTCTTTAACAGAAAGCCTGGCGGACGCTTCAGTGCCCCAACAAAATACCACGATGAGATCCTTGCCCGCTTCAAAGACTATGGGTACAAGGTAAAACTTGGCAAAAAACTGACTGGTGGCCGTAGAGAGTTTACTGTGTCCCCCAGCATTGAGTCCCAACTCGCGCCCAACATCCCTAACAAGGTTACAAACAACTACTTGCTTGCCAGTCCAGAGCAACGATTAGAGCTGCTGCAAGGAATTATGGTAGCTAAGTCCTCACAATACAACGAAAGAGAAGATAAGTTTCGGTTTTCATCACAGCATCTACCCACCATCCTTAGAATTCAGTTGCTTGTGGAGTCTCTTGGCTCTAAAACACGCATAGAAAGTGCAGAAACCATCAATTCTTATCGACTTTTCTTTAAATCTCGACTACAATTGGTCAGTAATCAGGTATCTCCACCCATTAAAGTGCACTTAGGGCGCCGATACATCACAAAGATTACGCCGATTGCGCCACAAATGTGTGTTTACGTAGAAACAACATCCAAAGATAGTACTATCTTAGTAGGAGAAGGCTTTATTCCATGTCGTTAACCCCAGAAAACGAAGTAGTACTCAAAAAATTCATTGAGTCCAAAAAACATTGGCCCAAACCCATGCTTGACCTGATGACTTGGCAGGCAAAGTGGAAGTTGCAAGCCCTTGAACACCAAAAGGAGCCGGTAGACGGCGAGTATGATACGTTTCTTATGTTGGCTGGTCGAGGATCCGGGAAGACGCATACGGCTAGTCATTGGATTGGCATTCGTGCTGCTACTTTTGACAATACGCGATGGCTGGTCACAGCCCCGACCTCCAACGATATACGCGCAACTTGTTTTGAGGGAGACTCCGGACTTATTAATATCATCCCCGCGTCACTTATTCGAGACTACAACAAGTCCCTCTTTGAAATTACGCTCCACAACGGATCCATCATCCAGGGCATCCCTGGGTCAGAGCCAGAACGCTATCGTGGTAAGCAATACCATGGAGCTTGGTTTGACGAGCTGTGTGCGTTTGATTACATCGACGAAGCCTACGATGGAGTACAGTTTACCCTCCGTCTTAAAGATGCCCGCATCCCTCGAGTGCAGCAGATTATTACCACCACTCCAAAACCCAAAGAGCTCATCGTTGATCTCAACGAGGGTAAAGTAGGTGGTGACGTCTATGTTGCAAATGCCTCATCCTACGACAACAGAGCCAACCTCTCAGAGACGTTCTTTAAACAGCTTGAGACGTATGATGGCACCGACATTGGTAGACAAGAGATTTATGGTGAGATCCTTGACCCAGAGGCAGCGGGTATCATCAAGCGTAAGATGTTCCGCCAATGGCCCGCCTCTAAGCCCACACCAAACCTTGAGTATGTGATTGCCAGTTACGATCCGGCCACCTCAGAGAAAACAATGAACGACCCAACGGCTTGTACAGTGTGGGGTGTGTTTGACAGAGAGGACGCTGGTACTTGTGTAATCTTGCTAGACGCATGGGACGCCCACCTGTCATACCCAGAGTTGCGTAAGAAAGTTATTGCCGATTTTAAGGAAGTAGTCTACGGCGCTGACAATGATTTTGGTAAAGGCAAAAAGGCTGACTTAATCCTCATGGAAGATAAGTCCGCTGGTATCTCACTAATCCAAGAACTGCAAGGTGCCAATGTGCCCGTCAGGGGATATAACCCAGGGCGTGCCGATAAGGTACAACGACTCAACATTGTGGCCCCCTTGGTATCCAAAGGCAAAGTGTTCATTCCAGAAGACGCCACCCAAAAAGGTGAGTTTGCCGATTGGTCTAAAAGGTTCCTAAGGCAAGTATGCTCGTTTCCTGAAGCTGGGGGCCATGATGACTACGTAGACTCCTTGTCGCAGGCATTACGCGTATTGCGCGATTCTGGCTGGTTACAGCTTGATCCATTGCCTGCAAGGGACTATGATTACGCAGATGATGACTATGCCAAGAAGTTTAACAACCCATATAGCCAATAAGGGCGGATTACCTCACTTTATTGCATTATTGTAATTAGGTACAGACATTCTTACCCCCAAATTCCTATATGGTGAGACAATGTTTCATCATTCAAAACACTTAAAATAATTTATGCCAATCCCACAATTACCGATTCAAAATGGTGCTAACTTGCCGGGTCTTGAGGAGCATCAAGATCCACAAGAAGCAAAAGACCAAGATGAAGCCATGGATTACTATGAAGAGGCACTTGGATTAGACTCCGAAGATGTCGAACAAGAAGTAATTGAAATGGAAGATGGTTCGGTTGTAGTTAATTTTATTCCAACCAAAAGCCCCAAAGAAGCTCCAGAATTTTATGCCAACTTGGCAGAAGTGTTTGACGACGACGTTCTTCAATCACTGGCATCTGAATACCTTGACCTTATTGATGTTGATAAAGAGTCACGTAAGCAGCGCGACAAACAGTACGAAGAAGGTTTACGCCGTACAGGTTTAGGTAAAGACGCGCCCGGTGGTGCTACTTTTGATGGTGCATCAAAAGTAGTTCATCCAGTAATGGCTGAGGCCTGCGTAGACTTTGCAGCATCCGCATCAAAAGAACTTTTACCCCCAGATGGTATTGTTAAATCAAACATCAAAGGTAATGCTAATAAAGAAAAAGAAGATACAGCCTCACGTAAGGTTGACTTCATTAACTGGCAGCTAACTGAACAAGTTCCAGAATATCGTGACGAGATGGAGCAGCTGCTGACCCAGCTACCTCTCGGCGGTTCCCAATTCCTCAAGTGGCGTTTTGATTTAGAACAAAAGCGTCCTACTTGCGAGTGGGTAGCCATTGATAACATTTATCTTCCCTATGCTTCTACAAACTTCTACACATCCCCACGTGTAACTGAAGTACAAGACATTACAGAAGACACATTCTTACAACGCGTTGAAGCAGGTATCTACAAAGATATTGATACAGAGTATAGCTCTGATGCTCCGCTAACAGAACAAACTGGCGCACAAAAAGCCAACAACAAAATTGAAGGCAAAGAAGATCCATCTAAAAACATAGACGGTTTGCGTCGTGTTTATGAGATTACTTGCTTTATGCGTCTTGATGACGATAACGAGACCGATGGTCGTCGTGCTCCGTACATCATGACCATTGATGAAACAACAAGTAAAGTAGTGGCGTTATACCGTAACTGGGAGTGTAATGATGAGAAGCTCGAAAAGCTGGATTGGTATGTTGAGTTCAAATTCATTCCTTGGCGCGGCGCTTACGCTATTGGTTTACCCCATCTTATTGGTGGTCTCTCTGCTGCTCTTACTGGCGCTCTACGTGCTCTACTCGACGCTGCTCATATTAACAACAGTCAAACTTTACTTAAGCTCAAAGGCGGACGTATTGGTGGACAAAGTGACCGCATTGAGCCAACACAAGTAATTGAAATTGAAGGCGCCCCTGGCGTTGATGATGTACGTAAATTGGCAATGCCAATGCCGTTTAATCAGCCATCTTCTGTGCTGTTTAATTTGCTTAGCTGGTTAACTGATGCAGCTAAAGGCGTAGTTACTACATCTGAAGAAAAGATTGGCGAAGCAAACAACAATATGCCTGTGGGTACAGCTCAAGCTCTGATCGAGCAAGGCGCTAAAGTATTCTCAGCAATTCATGCACGTCTGCATCGCAGCCAAGCTAAATCATTATCAATTATCTCTAGGTTAAACCATTGGTATTTGCAGGACATGGACAACCAGTCTGGCACAGAGATTGAAGTACGTGACTTTGCGTACAACAATGACGTGCGCCCTGTATCCGATCCTAACATTTTTTCTGAAACGCAACGTGTTGCACAAAACCAAGCCCTCTTACAGATGGCTACCTCAGCACCTCCGGGAATGTTTGACATTCGTGCTGTCTATCGCCGCGTTCTTGGACAACTAAAGATTCCAGCAATTGAAGAAGTGTTACCAAACCCATTAGGCGCAAAAGAATCTAACCCTGCTTTGGAAAACGTAGCGATGACCATGGGTCGTCCAGCTGCTGCTTACCCAGATCAAGATCACTTAGCCCACATTAAGATTCACTTAGAATACGCAAGCAACCCAGCCTACGGTGGCAATCCTGTCGTTGGTCCTGTGTTCTCACCACAAGCTCTACAACACATCAAGCAGCATTTAACATTGCATTATCTGCAATCTATGCGTTCTTATGTTGCACAAGCTGAAGGTGGGCGCGATACGTTAGAACTACATCAAGAAAAACCATTGGATGTAGAAGCACAGCAAGCCTTGGCTATTGCCTCACAATTAGTTTCACAAGAGTCCCAGCAAACCCTTGGACCTTACTTACAACAAATTCAAGCTCTGGCACAAAAAGTACAACAAGCTCAGCAGGCTCAACAGCAACAAGCTGCTGAATCTGATCCTACTGCTCAGGTTATTCTTAAAACTCAAATGGCTGAGACACAGCGCAAACAAGCTGAATCTCAAGCCCGTATGCAACTTGAGCAACAAAAAGATCAACAGACTTACCAGCTTAAAATTGCCGAGTTACAGCAAAAAGTTCAAGAATTGCAAGCTAAGTACCAAACACAAAGCACCGTTGATTCTAACCGTAATGCAACTCAAATTGCTATGGCAGACATTAACAACGCTTCGCGTGAGCGTGTGGCTTCAATTAACGCTGGTGCCCAGTTAGGTGCAGATCAGATGGCTATGGCCCATGAGCAAAACCAAACAGCTTTGGAAGCATCACATGCCGCTCAGCAAGAAATTCGCCAGCATGGTTTAGAAATAGAACAACAGGCATTTCAAGCACAAGCCCAACAAGTTCAACAACAAATTGTCGCGCAACAAGCACAAAACCAAGCAGCACAACAAGCGGCGCAGCAGGCACAACAAACCGGGTTAGAGCACGCGGCAGCAATGCAGCAAGCTGATCAAGCGCACCAACAAACACTACAACAACAAGCAGTAGCAGCACCACAACCAACAACACCCCCAACAGGAGCAATTTAATGGCTAAAAACCCACAAGACGGCGGCGAATTAGGCTTTCGTAAAACATACAAAATGACTGGCGAAGCTGGCTACGCTGGCGGCCCAGATCAAAAAGTTGACAATGGACCATCAGGATCCAAGCGTCCTAACAATGCAGTTAAAGGCAAACCAGCTCGTTCGAGCAAAGTTGGCCCAGGTAAAAACCTAAACGACATCGGCGGCGGCAACTTTTATTAATATTTG